TTTATTTTCACCATTAAACAACACCATATTACATACCGTATGTAATACCTCAATAATCAATCAATCATTCAGTAATCACTACATCAATATACGTTTAGTAAACGCTACATCAACGCAAAACTTGAAAAACTTTTTTGATTTTTTATTTCGACAAACCGTGACCCCACACCCGAAATTTTTTTTGGGACTCCTACGCCTACATACATATACTCAGTTTTGCGCGTTAGATTGCAATTTTTCCAGCCGATGCATAGCCCCCCTACCCCTTCTGTGTTGTTTCTATACAACACCAGTTAAATCCTACAAAACACCCCCCGTCATCAAATTAAAAGGATTCCTTATACCCCCACTATATTTTTTATGTTATACTTCCTATAATCGGAGTGCCAACGTATTAACAACTTTCCTCCTATGACGATAAGAATAACACCTGAACTAGGCGTACCCATACCAACTTCGTTTAAACCCGAAGAATACGGTAATGCTGTCACTCGTGCAAAAGCTGCATTTCGAACAAGAAATTTTTTGTTATGGAACGGCTTAGTTGAACCAGACCCAGAGAACCCAGAAGAAAGACCATTCATAGAAGCCGCCGCAAAAGAAGCAGCTATGCAATTTACGGATAGCCCCGTTGCAGGTCGTAGACCATATAACGCAGAAACAGCAAAATGGTTAAATGGGTTACTTGATAAATACAATAATGCGGTTATTGAGGATAGTATACGTATCAAAAACTACGTAACTACACGTTTGATAGAAGAGTCAGATGGCGAAAAGGCCTCAGACCGCTTAAATGCTTTAGAGAAATTGGGTAGATTAAGCCAATTGGGTATGTTTGCAGAAAAAATAGAGGTTTCAGTTACGCATAGGACTACAGAAGAGCTAAAAACTGAGCTAGATAAGAAACTTTCTAGGTATATGGGCGCAGTTGAGCGTGTAGAATCACCTATAAAGAAGAAAAGACAAGAAATGGTGATTGATTTAGACAAAGAACTTGGCGTGATTGACGCAGAAGAAACAAAAAATGGCGGGTAATACCACATTAGATACGTTAAAACGCATGACCCCTGCCAAAAGGCGCGGGTTTTTAAACAGTTTACCCCCGGAAGAAGCACAAGAAGTACTTGAAATCATTGAAGAATTGGATTTAAGAGAGAAACGTGAGGAGTGTAGCAGTGATTTTCTCGCATTTGTTAACGAAGTTTGGCCCGATTTTATAGCTGGAAGGCACCATGCAAGAATGGCAGAAGCATTTGAAGAAGTGGCAAATGGAAAATGTAAAAGGCTCATTATTAACATGCCCCCACGACATACTAAGTCCGAGTTTGCTTCTTACTTATTACCAGCTTGGTTTCTTGGAAAGTACCCCAACAAAAAAATTATCCAGACATCCCATACAGCAGAGCTTGCCGTGGGGTTTGGGCGTAAAGTACGTAACTTAGTAGACTCCGATGCATATAAAAGATTATTTCCGACAGTTGAGCTACAATCTGATAGCAAAGCCGCTGGGCGTTGGAATACTAATTTTGGTGGTGACTATTTTGCTATTGGTGTTGGTGGTGCCGTCACTGGTAAAGGTGCTGATGTCTTGATTATTGACGACCCTCACTCGGAACAAGAAGCTGCGATTGCTCAGTTTAGCCCGGAAATTTATGACAAGACTTATGAGTGGTATACGTCTGGTCCACGTCAGCGTCTACAGCCGGGCGGGGCAATAGTTATTGTTATGACACGTTGGAGTATGCGAGATTTAACAGCACAAGTAGTTAAGTCATCGACCCAGCGTGGTAGTGACGAGTGGAAGGTAATTGAGTTCCCTGCTATTCTTGATTCGGGTAAACCCCTATGGCCTGAGTTCTGGGATTTAAAAGAACTTACCGCATTAAAGAATGAGTTGCCGAACCAGAAATGGCAAGCGCAGTATATGCAGCAGCCGACAAGCGATAGCTCAGCAATTATTAAACGTGAGTGGTGGAAGGTTTGGGAAGAAGATGAACCACCCGAATGTAACTTTATTATTCAGTCTTGGGACACAGCACACGAGACAAGAACCGTGAATGACTTCTCTACATGTACAACATGGGGAGTGTTTTTTGAGACAAATAATGTTACAAAAGTCCAAACAGCTAATATAATATTACTAGATTCATTTAAAGACCGTATTGAGTTTCCAGAACTTAAGGCAAAAGCTTACGAAAAATGGAAAGAGTTTGAGCCTGACGCACTGATTGTCGAGAAAAAAGCAGCGGGTGCTCCGTTAATTCAAGAGCTGCGTAGGATGGGTATTCCTGTATATGACTATAGCCCAGGTAAAGGGCAGGATAAAGTTTCACGTTTAAATAGTGTGGCGGATATATTTGCAGAAGGTCACGTATGGGCACCGAATACGTCATGGGCGGAAGAGCTAGTAGACGAAGTTGCATCATTTCCATCCGGCGAACACGATGACTTAGTTGACTCAATGACACTTGCATTAATGAGATTTAGGCAGGGAGGGTTTCTCAGGCTGGCTACGGATGAGAAAGATGAGATTAGGTATTTTAAAGGCCACAGAAAGGCCGGGTTTTACAACTTGATTTAAGGACAAATAATGGCAATAGATAAAGGGTTATATCAGGCACCGCAAGGTTTAGCAGCAACCGCAGAAGCGGAGCCACTTGAGATTGAGATTGTGGACCCAGAAGCCGTGCATATTAAGCATGGTGATATGGAGATTGATATTGAAGAAGCGGGTGACCCAGAGTTTAGTAAGAACCTTGCCGAGGATATGTCTGAACAAGAGCTAATGACGCTAAGTTCAGATTTAGTTGGGTTATTTGAGACTGACATAAATGGTAGAAAAGATTGGGCTGATACTTATGTGCAAGGTCTAAAGTTACTAGGACTTAAGTACGAAGAGACTACTGAGCCTTGGGCTGGCGCTTGCGGGGTATTTCATCCGATGTTATCAGAAGCGGTAGTAAGATTCCAGTCAGAAGCTATTATGGAGACATTCCCAGCTTCAGGTCCAGTAAAGACTCAGATTATTGGTAAAGAGACTAATGCTAAAAAAGAAGCATCGGTTCGTGTATCAGAAGATATGAACTATAAGTTAATGGACTTAATGACGGAGTATAGACCTGAGCATGAGAAGCTGTTGTGGAACTTACCGTTAGCTGGTTCAGCGTTTAAAAAGATATACTATGACCCAAGTTTAGCTAGACAAGTAGCAATGTTTATACCAGCCGAAGATTTTGTGGTACCATATGGTGCTTCGAATTTAGATACTGCTGAGCGTATGACACACGTTATGCGTAAAACTAAAAACGATGTTAAAAAACTAATGGTAGCTGGGTTTTACAGAGACGTAGACTTAGGCGAACCTATGGCTGTTCTAGACGACATAGAAAAACGCAAGGCTGAAGAACAAGGTTTTTCCGCTACCAACGACAATAGATACCGTATCTTGGAAATGCACGTTGACTATAACTTGCCCGGATATGAAGATGAGCAAGACGGTGAAGAGACTGGCGTTGCATTACCATATGTAATTACAATAGAAAAAAGTACCGGAAAAGTACTAGCTATTCGTAGGAACTGGCTAGAGGATGATACACTTAAATCAAAGAGGATACATTTTGTTCACTACCAATACGTACCTGGGTTTGGATTCTATGGCTATGGTCTTATTCATCTTATTGGTGGGTACGCCCGCAGTGCTACTACTATGTTGCGTCAGCTTATTGATGCTGGTACCCTTTCTAACTTACCTGGTGGTCTTAAATCTAGGGGTTTACGTGTCAAAGNCGATGACACACCTATTTCACCGGGGGAATTCAGGGATGTAGACGTACCAAGTGGTGTTATTAAAGATAACATCATGCTCTTGCCGTATAAAGAGCCTAGCCAAACATTGTCACAACTGTTTAATCAAATTGTTACGGAAGGCAGAAATTTTGTATCTGCTGGTGATTTACAAGTATCCGATATGGGTGGAAACGCCCCGGTTGGCACAACTTTAGCTATTCTTGAACGTACTTTGAAGGTAATGAGTGCTATTCAAGCACGTCTGCACTATGCGATGAAACAAGAGTTTAAGTTACTCAAGCATATTATTGCTGACTATACACCAGAGGAATATGATTATGAACCGGAGGAAGGTAAAGCGTCAGCGAAAAAAGCGGACTATGACGATGTGGAAGTCATACCTGTTAGCGACCCAAATGCGTCTACGATGGCGCAAAAGATTGTACAGTGGCAAGCAGTTATGCAATTGGCGCAGCAGGCACCACAGCTCTATAATTTACCGTTCCTCCATCGTCAGATGGTCGAGACTCTTGGTATTAAGAACGCAGCGAAGCTTATCCCAATGTCGGATGACCAGAAACCGGCGGACCCAGTCACGGAAAACCAAAACATTCTCATGATGAAACCAGTCAAGGCATTTAGTTACCAAGACCATGAATCTCATATTGCAGTGCACCAAGCCGCTATGAATGACCCTAAAATTATTGCTTTATTGCAAAATAACCCACAAGCTCAACAACTTGCAGCAACAATGATGGCACATATTAATGAGCACGCCGGGTTCCAGTATCGCAAAGAAATTGAGAAACAACTTGGTATGGCGTTACCGAAGCAGCATATGGATGACATGAACGAGGAAGAAGACGAAAATATGTCCCCAGAAGTTGAATACGCAATGTCACAAAAAATGGCTCAGGCAGCTCAAGCATTACTGCAACAGAATAAACAACAAGCTGCTCAGCAACAAGCCGCTCAACAAGCACAAGACCCAATTATTCAGATGCAAATGCAAGAGTTACAAATTAAGCAACAAGAACAACAACGTAAGTCTCAAAAAGACCAAACTGATGCTCAGCTTAAAATGAAACAGCTTGATATTGAAGCACAACGTATTCAGTCACAACAAAGAACCGCGGCTTTACAAGTAACTGCTACAACTGCTTTGGGCCAAGAGAAATTAAAAACTCAACGCATGGTTGATGGCGGCAGAATGGCGTTAGACGCAATAAGTAAAGAACGTCAATATGCACATGATATTGGAGTTAAAGCGGTAGATAACAAAGGCAAGAAAGATTTAGCAATGCAACAACATTTGCAAAATAAAGATGCTACAAATCAGCAACATCAGCAATCTTTAGAACAGCAAAGGACCGCAATCCAAAATGCCCCAAAAGAGCCTAAAAAGGAAAATAAATGACGGAATATGACTATCTCTGTAATGAACTACAGAAGCTAATTAGCGGTAAATCAGATTTCATTGCCCAGGGCAATTGCAAAAGTTTTGAAGAGTATCGAAATGTAGCAGGAGTTATCCGGGGTCTTGCCCTTGCTATAGACTTGATTAAAGACCGCGAGCAAAAAATAAAGGATGATGATGAGTGAACTTCTAATTAGCGATGCCCTAGGTAATGTATCTCAATTACCAGCAGAGCCGGAAAAGAAAGCAACGCAGTTACCAGTACCCGCCGGATACCATATTCTCTGTATGGTTCCACAAGCTAACGATGAATACGATGGTGGTATTTTAAAGTCAGACCAAGCAAAACAATATGAAGAAGTATTAACTCCAGTATTGTTCGTCATGGCTGTTGGCCCTGATGCGTATCAAGATAAAGCACGTTTCCCAAGCGGACCACTCTGCAAAGTAGGCGACTTTGTTCTAATTAGACCTAGTTCGGGTTCAAGACTAAAGATTCATGGCCAAGAATTTAGGATTATTAATGATGATAGCGTAGAAGCTACTGTTCAAGACCCCCGTGGAATATCACGAGCATAAGGAGATTTAAATGGCAACAGAAGAATTTGGAACAGTTACGTTCGAAAACGGCAAACCCGTCCCTGTAGATGAATTTGGTACTTATGAGTTTCCTGATGAGGCAAAAAAAGGTACCCAAAAGGAACCTGTAGGTGAAATAGACATAGAAGTTGTAGACGATACGCCTCCAGAAGACAAGGGGCGTAAACCAATGGAAGAATCAGTAGAAGAAGTTACTGATGACGAATTGGAAGCTTATGACGCAAAAGTACAAAAACGTATTAAAAAGTTAGGTCGTGGTTACCATGATGAGCGGCGCGCAAAAGAAGAGGCAATTCGTATGCGTGAAGAAGCTATTAAAGTAGCCCAACTTGCAATTGAAGAAAATAGACGGTTACAGTCCCAGTTGCATGAGGGAAGTAAGATGTTTATTGACCAAGGCAAGACTAGCGCAGAAACTGAATTAGTTATGGCTAAAAAAGCTTACAAAGAAGCTTATGAAGCCGGCGATAGCGATGCAGTTGTAGAATCACAACAAAGGTTGGCAGAAGCTACTCTTAGACTAGATAAGGCTAAAGATTTACGCCCTATTGAAATAAAANAACAAGAGTATAACCTTTCAAATGCTCAACCTAAACAGGATGAAAAACTTAGTAAATGGGTAGATGAAAACTCATGGTACGGGGGAGATAAGCCTGAAGAAGAGGATATGACTAGTCTAGCTTTAACCGTTCATAATAGACTTGCCAGAGAATTTGGTGAGAAATATGTCGGTACAGATGAGTATTATGAAAAAATTAGTGCTACAATTCATAAAAGATTCCCCGAATATTTCGGGAGCGAAACGAAATCTGAAGAAAAACCCCGTGAGAAATCACGAGCCAAGCCCGCCGCAAATGTTGTAGCTCCTGCTACACGTTCTGTTGCACCACAAAAAGTACAACTAACTACCACGCAAGTACAAATTGCTAAACGGTTAGGAGTGCCACTTGAATTATACGCCCGCAAGGTTGCCGAACAAATGAATGGAGATAGATAATGACTACTGGAACAATCAAATTAAATCGTGAACAAGAATCCCGCGAAAAAGATGCCCGTCCTATAAATACATGGGCACCACCTGAAACGCTGCCAAGGATTGACGAACGCGAAGGTTGGGTACATAGATGGTGCAGAACTTCCTTAATGGGAACGTCTGACCCAATGAATATCTCTAAAAGCCGTAGGGAGGGGTTTGAACCTGTAAAGGCAGAAGACTATCCTGAAGCTATGACCCACGCGTCCGTTGATGGACAGTTTAAAGGTTCAATTGAAATTGGTGGTTTAGTATTATGCCGAGCACCTAGAGAGATGATGGAACAAAGAGCTAAACATTATTCGAAGCTTGCAGAATCTCAAATGGACTCAGTGGACAACACGTATTTAAGAGAAAACGACCCACGTATGCCTATGTTTAAAGATAGGTCTACCAAAGTTACTTTCGGCGGTAAATAATTTTTTATTAATTTAATATTGGAGGTTTAAAATGGCAACATTCTCTGGTCCTTATGGATTAAAGCCAATTAACCTTATCGGTGGTCAAGCATTTAACGGTGGTGTGATTCGTGAGATTCCATTAACTGTAAACAATACTGCGGCTATCTATAACGGTGACTTGGTTCAATTAGGCGCGGCTTCTGCTGGTCAGCCTACAGTAGTAACAGCTACACCAACAACTTCATCTGTAGGACTTACAGGTGTTTGCGTTGGCGTTCGTTACCAGTTATCTGGTCAACAATTAGGCTATCCTTTGTATGCTCAATATTTGCCCGCTGGCGCAATTAACGCTGGTTACACAAATATTTTCATTCGTATTATGGATGACCCAGATTGCTTGTTCCAAGTTCAGTCTTTAGGTTCTATTACCGCTGCTTCTATCGGTAAAACAATCGCTTTGGCTAACTTTACTGGTGGTACTTCTAGCACTACTGGTAATACAAGTACAGGTAACTCCGTTGTTGCTTTAGCTTCTTCAGCTGCTAATACTTCAGCTTTAGCTTGCAAAATCGTTGATTTAGTTAACGATAACTCAACATTCGGTGGTAACTTCCCATCTAACCCTGGCGATGCTTATACAGATTGTATAGTCAAATTAAACTTTGGCGTACATGCGTATTATCAGTCTGCCGGAACTACTAACTAATCAAGGAGCTAAAAAATGGCTATTTCACGTTCACAACTCCTAAAAGAGTTATTACCCGGCCTCAATGCCTTGTTTGGTCTTGAGTATGCACGTTATGGTGAAGAGCACAAAGAACTTTATGAAATCGAGAGTTCTGAGCGTTCATTCGAAGAAGAAACTAAGTTGTCAGGTTTCTCAGCTGCCCCAGTTAAGTCTGAAGGCGCTGCGATTGCTTATGACAATGCACAAGAAGCTTGGACAACTCGTTACTCACACGAAACCATTGCTTTAGGATTCTCAATTACTGAAGAAGCAATTGAAGATAACTTGTATGACTCATTGTCTGCTCGTTACACTAAAGCATTAGCTCGTGGTATGGCGTACACTAAGCAAGTTAAAGCTGCATCTGTGTTAAACAACGGTTTTAGTTCAAGCTACGTAGGTGGCGATAACTCTCCTTTGTTTGCTACAAACCATGCTCTCGTATCTGGCGGTACTAACGCTAACACTCCTACAACTCAAGTAGACTTGAATGAAACTTCTTTGGAAGCTGCTGTTATTCAAATCGCTGCTTGGACTGACGAGCGTAGCCTCTTAATCGCTGCTAAGCCACGCAAGTTGGTTGTTCCTCCTGCATTAATGTTCGTTGCTACTCGTTTGCTTGAAACTAAGTTACGTGTTGGTACTAACAACAATGACATCAGCGCAATCAACAATAACGGTACAATTCCAGAAGGTTACACAGTTAACCACTTCTTGACTGACGTTAATGCATGGTTCTTGTTAACTGATGTTCCTAACGGACTCAAGCATTTTGTTCGTACACCACTCCAGAATTCAATGGACGGGGATTTCGATACTGGTAACGTACGTTATAAATCTCGTGAGAGATATTCATTCGGCTGGTCTGACCCACTAGGCGCATGGGGAAGTTCTGGTTCTTTCTAATAGAATCAACGACTTACCAAATGAACCCCGCTCACAAGGCGGGGTTTTTTATTACCTATTGCAAACAAATATAAACCATGTATAATTACCTGTATCGTAACTCAGGAGGATATATGGAATACCCAAAAACACGTAAAGAAGCCAAAGAGCAAGGTGCAACTCATTACTATACAGGGGAACCTTGTAAACATGGGCATATAGCCCTTCGTAAAACTAAAGGCGCTTGTGTTGATTGTTTAAAAATAGAATGGGAAAAGTCTAACGAAACCCGTGCAGATTACTTTAAAACGTATAATCAATCAGAAATAGGTAAAGAAAATAAACGACAATACTATGAACGAAATAGGGGCACTGTAATTGCTAGGGCTAACGCAAGACCCGCTGAAGAGAAAAAACAATATAAAAAGAAATATAAAGAACAAAACCCAGACTTATATAAAACCTTAAATAGTTTACGGAGACGTAGGCATAAAAATGCTACCCCACCTTGGATAACTAAAAAACAAAAAATAGAAATACGACAGTTATACCAAATAGCTATTACTATGACGCAAACTACTGGGGAAAAGTATGTGGTAGACCATATAGTGCCCTTGCATGGGGGGACTGTTTGTGGACTGCACGTTCCTTGGAATTTAAGGGTTATTACTCAAGAAGAAAACCTTACTAAGTCAAATAAGTTTTAGGCGGGGTTTTTTTCTTGGTTTTCTTGCCAGTGAACTTTTCTGTGGCAGTTGGAACAAAGCACCATACACTTTTTAATCTCTTCAAATGCTGCGCCTATATTATTTTGTTGTAGTAGCTTATAGACTTTACGATTGTCTGGATGTCGTTCAATATGATGGAAATCAAAGGTTGCGGGGTGGTCTTCCCCACAAGTAACACAACTTAAAGTAGCTTTAAACGCTTGCCAATCTGCTTTCCTTGCTTTTTTTCTTATTTTGCCGCTGGCAATTATTTCTTTTTTATTTGCCTCGTAATATTTTTTCGAGTATTCCGCGTGTTTTCTTTTTCTTACTTCTAGGTCTTTATAGGGCATTTTTAACGTATATAGTAGGTTGTCTGTTATCAAAAGAATAAACTTTAACTTGACCGCCGGAATACATATCGCTTTGACAGGCCGCCCAGCAAGCTTCTTCAGCTGTGTGTTCCAATGACATAACTGCTAATGCTGCTAATGTTCCACTACCTAACGCATCGTAAGTATACACTTTTGAAAATCTTAAGTCTTTACCTGAAATAAATATACCGTCCTCTGACAATAGCATAAAATCAGCATCGTCAGCGTCTTTAATGACTGGAGCTTTTCCTTTTTTACCATCTTTAAAATATTGCACAACTTCTTGAATACTAGTCACATCTCCAGCTCCAGCAAGCCAACCTTGAGGAACCCTATATACTTTTTCATTATCTAAAGCTTTTGTAGATGAATCAGTATCTGAGTATTGACTATCTGAAACAATAATTTTTCTTTTTGCGTCACCGATAATAGTAGTCATATTATTTAGTTGCCAGTATATAAAGACCAATGTTTGAAAACGAATATCCGCCATATACGACTGCCATAGGTATATTCCCTTTGATTGCTTGTTCAGCAGCTATGTACCCATAAATTATACCCGTAACAATAATAAGCCAAGAACTCATAAGCCCTCCTATTTAACCCATATTTTACACAAAAAACATTGCATAACAATATAAATAATGTATACTAGCAGTAACTGGGTAATTGCTTATTCCGCCACTGCCCCAGCAGACGATGCAACGATTGGAATGAGCGCTTTTGCATAAGGACAATTTAATATGGCGCGCGCAACCTTTGAAGGACCAATTTTAGCTGGCGATAGTCGTTTTGGACCACTACGGAACGTAGGATACGTTGATTTAGTACAAGCAGCTGATTTAGATTTATCAGTAACTACTAACGGTTCTGCCAACTATGGTGGAGCTTCTGGTAAGTTTGTAAATGGTAATGGTATTCCTAACGTAAATGCTGTTGTTTATACACCATCAAGCTCTACATACCCATCAGTAGCACAAACTATTCCAGCAGATTCAGCAACGAATATCTATCGTGGAGCAGTAATGTATGTTCCATATGGGTCTGCAATTAATGATATTTTTATTGATATTGGTGTTGTTCCAGCAATTGCTTCTGGTACATTAACTTCTACACAGATTTTAATTTCTAACAACTACACAGCGGCGGCTGGTACAGCGGCTTATGCAGGTACAGCAGTTTTAACTTCACCCGCCGTAGGTCGTCAATCTTTATCAACATTTACAGCAACACAATTAGCTAACCAAGCTGCTACATCTGCTGATATTTTAGTTTCTCCTACAAGTGGTACAGGACCGAACGCTGCTAAAATGTCACAAGTTGTATTTACGATTGCTTTAGTTGGAACAACAATGACAACTGTTAGTGCTGGTACATTCTATTTTACATTACGTTATACACAGCTAGACGGTAGCATTGGTACTACAACAACTTACCCATATGGTAACTTTGACTAATTAATCCGGGGGGCTTCGGCCCCTTTTTAAAAACTTAGGAGATTAATTATGACAATGCAATATGATGTAAAAGGTTCGCATTTTAGTGGTTCGGGTTTAGCCGTATCTGGTCGCGTTCGCCTTAAAAACTTGATTTATCTTGGTACGGGCACTGCTGGTAGTATTGACATTTTTGATACAACAACTGCTCCTATTTCAGCTACTTATGCGCGTTCTGGGTATACAGTAACAGTTACAAAAACAGCACATGGATTAACTACTGGGCAAGTTATCGGTATCACTTATTCTGCTGCCTCCAGTGTTGCAGCTGTTGCAGGTAACTATGTCATTACAGTTCTAACTGCTGATACTTTTAGTGTTACAGACCTTAATACTGGAACCATCACTGGTGGTACAGCATGCATATACTCAACCGGTAAATTTTTAACTAGTTACAATACGGGTACAGCTGTTCAACCATTTCAAGCTATTTTTTCTGGCGAAGGTATTTTAGCTGAAAATGGTGTATATATTGTTGTTACTAATATTAGCTTCCAGACGATTCAATATGGGTAATTAATGTGGCTACTAAGAAGAAAACCCCCTCACTTGCAATTGGAAGAGGCGAAAAACTCCCGGTTTCTAAAGGTGCAGGTTTAACTGCAAAAGGTCGAGCCAAATATAATGCGGCAACAGGGTCGAACTTAAAAGCCCCACAGCCTGAAGGTGGTAGTAGAAAGAAGTCTTTTTGTGCAAGAATGAGTGGGATGCCCGGACCAATGAAAGACGAAAAAGGCAAACCAACACGTAAAGCAGCAAGTTTAGCAAGGTGGAAATGTTGATGGAATTACAGATTAACGACCCTGAAATAGTAACAGCTAGAGAACTAGCTACTCATGCCAACGAACTTAAGCATTTACAGGACGATATGGATAAGCTTGTAAAGGACGTTGAAGAGCTAAAGACCGGAGTTAACGATATACGCCGCATGTTGGCTGAACAACAAGCAGAAAAGAAAACATTGCATTATATTGGTAATGTAGCCGCAGTTTTATTTGGTGGTGTGTTGGTTGCAGTTTTTGAAAAATTTTGGAAATAATATGGATGATATAACAAGCGCAATTAAAGCTGGAAAAGATTCTGGAGCTACGTTAAAACCACGTTCCCCTGTGAACGGTATTCATTTTAAAACAAATGAGAATGAAAAGCCAACATTACCCACAAAAGGTGGGGTAGACCAAGGTATAGCAAGACCTATAGATGATAGTTATAAAGGTCTTAAAGAAGTGCTTGGCGCAGATAAAGACGCTAAAATGATTGGTATGAAAAAAGGCGGTATGGTATCTAAATGCCCATATGACGGAATAGCTGAAAGAGGTAAGACTCGTGCCAAGCTCAAGTAAAAAACAACATAACTTTATGGAAATGATTGCCCATAACCCTAAGATGGCTAAAAAAGTTGGTGTACCGCAGTCAGTAGGTAAAGATTTTAGCGAAGCAGATAAAGGTAAAAAGTTTTCTAGCGGCGGGCAAAATAGTGCAGAACTACAAGCCATCAACAAGAAAAAAACTAATCATGGCGCTACGGCGCTTTTTAAGGAGGGCGGTATGGCTAGTGCAGGCGCAAAGATTCAAAAAGAAATGAATAAACAATTACCGAAAGGTATTTCTAAACAGGGTATAATGCCCGAATCCAAATCTATGGGGATGTTAGGTATGAAAAAAGGTGGAGTCGCTGAAGCACGAATGATGCCAGCAAAGATGGAAAAAGTTAAAGATACTATGAGTGCCAAAAAAGGCGCGCCTAAAGAGCAATCTATCGGGTCTGCTAAAATGGGTAAAGTAGCTCGTATGGGTTTTGCTAAAGGCGGTGGTATCGAGTCTAAAGGTAAGACTAAAGGCAAAGTTTGTTAATTTAAGGAGATTTAAAATGGCTATTAAAGAACAAGGTATGGGACCAAAAACTATGGCTATGGATGAGGAGAAGTTTCCTAAGTTTGAAAGCCATGAAGCCTCTACTAAAGCCCATGAAGCTGGACACAAACCACATCATGAGTTTTTTAAAGAACATGCTGCTGGGCATAAACTTCATCATGAAGCTGTTCAAGCTATGTGTGGTGGCGGTATGGCTAAAAGTAAGAAATAATCATGACTACAGAATACCAAAAAGAAAACGCCCGCAAAGGCAGAGAATTTGAAAAGAAGCAAGATGAGCGCATTATGAAACCCGTGCGCGATGCTGGCGATGCTTTTAAAGAAACCATGAGCGAAGGTAAAGTAGATGCTATGGGTAATACTACCGGTATGAAAAAGGGTGGTGTTGCTGGTAAACTAGCTACTCGTGGGTATGGTAAAGCAAAATGAAATCTAGTCGGGGTATGGGTGCTATTAGACCCAGTAAAATGCCTAAGACTAGTGAGTCAGCAGTGCTGTTGAAAAAAGGCGGCTTATATGAAAACATCCATAAAAAGCAAGAACGAATCGCCGCTGGTTCAAAAGAGAAGATGCGTAAAGTAGGGGCAAAAGGTGCCCCAAGTAAACAAGATTTTATTAATTCTGCAAAAACAGCAAAGAAAAAATAATGGAACCTAATCTAACCATAGATTTACATTTAATTAATGGTGTTATGTTTGGGTTTGAGTTTACAAAAGAAGAAGATTATAGATACATAGTTCTTGATTTATTTATTGTTCGTATAATGTTTATTACCAAGGTTGAATTATGAAATATTTATCACGGTTACTTTATTGGATTTTAAGTAAATTACCAGAACCGCAAGGTAAGGTTGGAACACTTGTAGAAGATTCTTGGCCTTTTCCTATAGAGCATCAACCAGCTAAAAAAACAGTAAAAAAAGCAACTACTAAGCCAGCAGTTAAAAAACCAGCAGTTAAAAATGTAGCAGCTAAAAAAGCCGCTACTAAGAAAAAGAAAGCCAGCTAATGACAACAACTGGAACCAGTGTATTTAATCTTGACTTATCAGACCTTATAGAAGAAGCGTTTGAGAGATGTGGTCAAGAGCTGCGTTCTGGATATGATTTTCGTACCGCAAGACGTTCTTTAAACCTACTCACTATTGAATGGGCTAATCGTGGAATTAATCTTTGGACTATTGAACAAGGCACTATACCTATGGTGCAGGGGACTAATACATATGATTTACCTACCGATACAATTGATTTACTTGAACACCAAATCCGCACTAATGCGGGTCAGCAAAATAATCAAACCGATATCACCATCAGTCGCATCAGTGTATCTACCTACTCTACAATTCCTAATAAGCTAAGCCAAGGAAGACCCATACAGGTCTGGATTAACCGTCAGAGTGGGGCAAGCTACCCTACAGGAAGTAATCCCGATAGAAACCCGCAAATTACCGTTTGGCCTACTCCTGACCAAGGTTCTGTACAAAACCCATATTATCAGTTTGTTTACTGGAGAATGCGCCGTATACAAGATGCTGGTAGTGCTGTGAATACCCAAGACATCCCATTCCGTTGGTTACCTTGTATGGTAGCTGGACTTGCTTATTATTTGTCTCTTAAACTACCTAATATGGATGTACAGAGGGTGCTAGGTTTAAAACAAGATTATGAACAGCAGTTTCAGTTTGCGTCAGAAGAAGATAGAGAAAAGGCACCGATTAGGTTTATACCTAGAATGACATATTTAGGGAATAGTTAATGCCTAAAGATTTAACGCCACAAGAGAAAAATATTGTTCAGTATCATAGGGATAATGTTACTTTTAATAATGTTGGTAAAGGACCTGAAGGAGAACCTGTTACTGTTTATAGTACTGGTGTTACTATGGATTCTGGACCGTATAAGGGTAAATCTGTAACGGTTCCGGGGTATATTCAAGGCAAACAGTATGAAGACCCAGATTTAATTAGAGATTATTGGCGTTCTGATATTAACAAGGGTAAATACCCAATATATGATACACCAGAACAAGCTGATAAAAGAGCTAAAGAAATACATGAGATTATGGACAATGAAGTAGGGGCAGCAGAAAAGGCTGGTAAAGCATCAAAGTCTCAACAATATAAAAAAGGCGGTAAAGTTGCTGGTAAATTAGCAACGCGCGGATACGGTAAGGCAAGATAATGACTACGATGTTCTCGTCCGGTAAATTTGCAATTGCTGAGTGCGATAGATGTGGGTTTAGATATAAGCTTACAGAGTTAAAAAAGCTGACTATTAAGACAAAGAATGTTAGTATCAAAGTGTGTCACGAGTGTTGGGAAATGGACCAACCGCAGTTGCAATTGGGTATGTATCCGGTTAATGACCCACAAGCTGTAAGAGAACCACGTAGAGATAACAGTTATTACCAATCAGGCAATACAGGATTAGAAACAAACCCATATACTGGAGGAACTACTCAATCAGGTAATGGGACTCCAAGCGGCGGTAGTAGACAGATTCAATGGGGCTGGAACCCTGTAGGTATAAAATATGATTTCAATGAAACACCAAATGCGTTAAAATCTATAAGTACGGTAAATAGTGTAACAACAAGCTAAGGAGCTTAAAATGGCAAAGATGGAAAGCATGAAAGAAGATATCAAGCAAGATAAAGCAATCGTTAAGAAAGCTTTTAAAATGCATGATACTCAAGAACATAAAGGCGGTAAAGGCACAAACCTTGACAAGCTTAAAAAAGGCGGCAAAATTAAGAAAATGGCTGCTGGTGGTAAGACTAATGATGGCATGAAAGCAGAGGGTCGCAATCGTGAAAAGTTAACTAACCAATTTGGCTCTACTGGCTTAAAAGGTAAAGGTAAATAATCATGGCTAAAATTGTTCCTGCAACAACTAAAAATAGTCCTCCTGTTAAGGTAGGTAAAAACGTTGATAATTTACCAGCAGAGTCTTATGAAAAGCCACATACAGCAACAGGTGCGGCGTTAAATACTAAAGATTTGGGCGGCGGCGCATTTGATTATTCTGATGTAAAAACAACAGGTATTGCTCAACGTGGTCATGGAGCTGCAACTAAAGGGTTTACATCTAGAGGTCCAATGGCGTGAACTATACAACGTTGTTTAATACCGTAAAAACTTATTGTGAAAATGAGTTTCCATCTACTACCTTTACTGGGACGGACGGAACTACGGTTGTAACAACACTAAGTAATACACAGGTTAATACCTTTATTACAGAAGCTGAAACACGGATATACAACAGCGTTAATATACCAGCACTTCGTAAGAATGTAACAGGAACTTTAACTTCAGGTAATCAGTATTTATCTTTGCCGACTGACTGGCTATCTGCTTATTCCGTTGCAGTTTTTACAAGTGATTATGCAACGCCATATACATATTTGTTAAATAAAGATGTTAACTTTATTCGTGAAGCTTATCCGACACCTACAGCAACGGGAACACCTAAATATTATGCTTTATTTGGTACACAGTTAAGTAATAACTATGCTTTATCTTATATTTTAGGACCAACCCCTGACCAAGCATATAATGTAGAAATGCATTACTTTTATTACCCTCAGTCTATTACTACTGCTGGTGAGTCTTGGCTCGGCGATAATTATGACCCTGTATTGCTCTATGGGGCTTTAACAGAAGCGGCTATTTTTATGAAGGCTGAACAAGATATTATTGCTATGTATACTGGAAAATATCAAGAAGCTATGAATGAACTGCGTAGATTATGTGATGCTCTGGAACGTGGTGACAGTTACCGAGATGGACAACTTAAATTGAATGCAGCGCCTAAAGGTGGGGTTGTACAGTTATGAGCTTTACACAAGGGTTAACTGTACAGTTTAAAGTAAACTTACTTAGTGGATTGGAGAATTTTGCCAGTGGAACCCCCTATACTTATAAAATTGCACTTTATACATCTTTGGCTAATCTGGACAGCACAACTACTGCTTATAGTACTTCCAATGAAGTTTCTGGAGCGGGATATACCTCCGGAGGACAAGTCTTAACTGTATCTCAAGTGCCTATTGGTAGCACTACACAGAATGATGCATATATTTCATTTAATAATGTTACTTGGTCTAGCGCTTCCTTTACTACTAGGGGCGCTTTGATTTATAATGGGACGACTAACGCCGCAGTTTGTGTATTAGATTTTGGGTCAAATAAGACAGCATCAGGTGTATTTACAATAACGTTTCCAACAGCTACAGATACAACTGCTGTTATTATTCTTAATTAGGAGTTTATATGCATAGTGAATTAGCAGGTTCTGGCGATAACGCCGTAGCCACACTACAAGCCAACGTAGCTATTCCGGAAGGAATGACGCAAGAAGGTTATTATCATGTAGTATGCCATGATGCAAATGGTAATCTTAAGTGGGAAGAAGAAGTTCCTAACTTAGTCGTTGCCGTTGGTAAACAGCTATTGCTTGATACATTACTTCGCACTTCAGGTACATACACAACAGTTGGTCCGTTCTTAGGGTTAACTAAAGTAAGTTTGACCCCTGCGGCTACCGATACAATGACTACGCTAGTTACTACTAATGCGGCTGAGTTTACTAACTATACGGTTAGTGGTTCAGCAATTCGTGGAACAGCGGTGTTTGCGGCTTCTACTTCAACAGGTTCAACACCATCTAACGTAACTACTTCAACGGCTACTGCGATTACTTATACGATTACAGGTGCTGGTGGTACAGTTTATGGTTGTTTCTTAGTAACAGGTTCAGGCGCTGTAAGCACTCAGTCAAGCACAGCAGGTACTTTGTATTCTGAAGGTAACTTTGCTACTGCCAAGGTGACGACTGCTGGAGACACAGTCAGCGTAACTTATTCGACCACGGCAACAAGTTGATGATTTATAAGGACTTTTTATGTTCTTAACTTATGCGCACTATACTCCACAAGGTAGGCTCTTTTACATTGGTAAAGGAAGTAATGAGAAACGTGCGCATTATTTTAGTAGTAGAAATAATTATTGGCATAAGATTGTTGCTAAATATGGTAAACCTAACGTTCAAATACTGGCAAATTGGAATACCGAGCAAGAAGCTTTTGAGCATGAAAAAGTTTTAATTTCTTGTTTCCGTGGTATGGGTTATGAGTTGGCTAATTTAACAGATGGTGGTGATGGTACTTCTGGATATAAACAAACAGAAGAACATAAAGAAAAAACAAGAAAATCTAAACTAGGAAAACCAATACATTCCAAAGAATTTAAAGAAAAAATCCGTAAGTTACATACGGGTAGTACTTGGAATTTAGGTAGACCAACATCCGCTAAACAAAAAGCAATAGCGAGTGCATTATCAAAAGGCAATAAACACGCTGCTGGTAACACAAACAATCGTAAATGGAAATGGGTTGGAACGCATATTGAGACAGGCACGGTGATTGAATTTATTGGTTCTTTGGAATTAAATAAAGCGGGCTTCCAACACGCTAATGTTATAAAATGCATTAATGGTCAACGCAAGTCCCATAAGGGTTATACATGGACAAGAAAAATACTGGAGAATAAATAATGGCTCTTGTTGTTTATGACCGAGTACAACAAACTGGTACTGCTAATACAACCGTAAGTTTTACATTAAGCGGAAGTGTTACAGGGTATCAGTCTTTTTCGGTTGTAGGTAACGGAAACACTACGTTTTATGCTGCTACAGACACAACGGGAAACTGGGAAGTTGGAGTAGGCACGTATGCAACAGGTGGAACATTAACTAGAACCACTATACTTTCTTCTAGTAACTCAGGTAGTGCGGTTACATTTTCTGGCACTTGCAACGTATTTGTTACGTACCCATCTGAAAAATCAGTTAACTTAGATGCTTCAGGTAATGTCACTGCTTTAGGTACAATTTCTTCGGCTGTATGGAACGGCACAACAATACCTGTGGCTTATGGTGGAACCGGGGTTACCACTTCTACTGGCGCNAGTTCGGTTGTTTTAAGAGATGCTAACGTCAACGTAACAGCTAACAACTTTTTGGCTGGGTATAACGTAATTACAGCAGCGGCAGGGACAACAGTATTAACTGTATCTTCGGCGTATTATCAAAGAATTAGTGGTTCTACAACACAGACTATTCAGCTACCTATTGCTACAACACTAGTTCAAGGTCAAGGGTTTACATTTGATAATGACTCATCAGGCGCAGTGTATATTGTGGATAGCGCTTCAGGTGCGATTGATACGGTTCCTTCTGGTGGTTACTCTTATATATTTGCTGAAGATGTTACAACAAGTGCTGGTTCATGGGGTAAATATGCTTTACTTCCAGCATCCTATGACTTTAGTACAACATCAGCAAACTTTGGTAGTGCAGTAATATCTAACACAACTTACCAAGGTACNGCAGTTGCTCCGGGTTANGGTGGTACAGGCTTAACCACNTTTANTGCGGCTAATAATGCTTTATACTCAACTTCATCAAGTGCTTTAGCGGCTGGTACTTTACCAATTGCAGCGGGCGGAACATCAGCTACAACGGCTAACGCAGCGTTTAACGCTTTAAGCCCAATGACTACTGCTGGCGACATTATTTATGGTGGAACAAGTGGAGCAGGAACAAGACTTGGTGTAGGCACAACAGGTCAAGTCTTAACCGTAGCAGGTGGTGTACCAACTTGGTCAACAAATACTGGAAGTAGCGCTTTTTATACAAGAACATCATTTACGGCAACGGCAGGACAGACTACATTTACTGTCAGTTATACTGCTGGACAGATTCAAGTTTATGTAAACGGTGTCATGTTAAACGGTGCTGACTATACGGCAACTAATGGCACAAGCGTAGTCTTAGCAGTGGGTCGTGCTACAAACGATATTGTTGAAATGGTTGCATTTACAACAGGTTCA